CCAAGACGCGGTAGTGTAGAGAACGCAACTCAAGCATCGCCTGTCGTAATTACATCAACATCTCATAACTTAGTAAACGGTCAACCAATTATATTTAGAGACGTTGTTGGAATGTCAGAATTAATTGTAAATGAAGCAGACGTAGATACACTTGCTGCAACTACCTTTTATGTAAGTGTTGTGAACGCAGATACGTTTCAATTAAAAGCAGATGCATTATTAACAACAGATCTTGATGGTACTGGCTTTGGCGGATATGCGTCAGGTGGTACATGGAAAGGTTTAACAGACTTCATGGTATCAACGGCAACCATTAACGCAAATATTAAAATCTTCCCACGAGTTAAAATTGCTGGAGACGGCGACGGAGCAGTGGCGATACCTGAAATTGATAGCGGTGGTATTAATAAAATTATTCTTTTAAATAAAGGCACAGGATATAATAACGCTATTGCGGAAGTCGTGGATCCTCTTATTGATTTCAACCCAGGTGGTACTGAATCAGCAGATGTAAGAGCAACCATTCAACCTATCATTGAACCGAAAGGTGGCCATGCTTATAATTTATTAGATGAATTTAGATGTAAACATTTTTCAATGTATGGATTCATTACTGCAGAAGACAATACAAAAATTGGTGATAAGAATACATACGGCTGTATTGGTATTGTAAGAAGTCCAACATTTAAAGATATGACAGGTATACCAACATGGAGAAGCGGACAAGCAAATACCGCAACTGAACCTGATGTCTTCGATAATAGAATTGCGATTATAACAGATGATTATGGAAGATTAAACGCAAATAGTACAATCACGCAAGTTAATGTAAATAACGATATTGTATTCCAAGCCCAAATACACGAGATTGATGAAACTTCAAATACAGTATTTTTAGCAGAATACGTAGGACCATATAGAAATAATGCCCTGATTGGTAATGGAGATACATCATTTAATCCAGATTTGGCAATTACCTCAAATACTGGTCAGAGAATAACAATAAATAATCCAATAAACGATAATGTTATCTATTCGGATTACAAACAGAGAACAGGCGAAGTGTACTTCATGGAGGACTTCTTCCCATTAGCAAGAACCGACCTCTCAAGAGAAGAATTTAAATTTGTACTGGAATTTTAAGGAACGTAAGTAAAGATGCCTATTAATAAAAATTTAAACCAAGCACCATACTTCGATGACTATGATGCCGAGAAGCAGTTCTATCGAGTTATGTTCAAGCCTGGCTATGCAATACAGGCAAGGGAACTTACACAACTCCAGACAATGCTTCAGAATCAGGTCGAGTCGTTTGGTGATAACGTATTTAAAGAAGGATCGGTTGTAAAGGGTTGTAACTTTACAGAACTTGATGATCTTCAATTTGTAAAACTAAATGACGTTTCAGCCAGCTTTAACGCAGAAGCATATATTAGTGGACCTGCAGTTGAAACAATATTAGGTCAAGAAGTTGAAGTCGATTATGTTTACGAAATCCGTGGTCAAGCAACAGGTCTTAAAGCAGAAATTGTTCAAGCATCAAAAGGCTTTCAAACAAGACCACCAAATCTAAATACATTCTTTATTAACTATTTAAATATTGGTGTTCTAGGTCAGACTCAATTCCAGGCTGGTGAAGCATTAGTATTAACAAGATATAAGTTCTTACGTGGAACAACTACCGAAGCATTAACGACCAATACTGTTATAAGTCAAGGTCTTGAAGTTTATGGCGGTGGTGCAACTCCTGCAGTCGGTAAAGCATTCGGTATCGAAGCTGCTCCTGGTATTATATTTCAGAAAGGCCACTTTATATTTACAGCAGAGCAAAGATTAGTTGTTGAAAAATATAGTAACACTCCTGATGACAAATCAGTAGGTTATTTAGTTGAAGAAAAATTCACAAGTGCAATACAAGATGCAAGCTTATACGATAACGCAAACGGTGCTAAAAACGAAAACGCACCTGGTGCAGACAGATTAAATCTTGTTCCTACGTTAACAGTATTAACAACATCAGAAGGAACGGCAAACCCAGACTTCTTTACATTGATTCGTTATCAAAATGGTAATCCAATTACTATTCGTGATGTATCGCAATATAATGTATTAGGCGAGGAAATGGCTCGACGTACTTACGAAGAGTCTGGTAACTATATCTTAGAGAACTTCCCATTAAGTACAGATGATCGTGCTGGTGAAGTACAACTTGTCGTAGGTAATGGTACTGCCTATGTAAAAGGTTATAGAATAGAAAATTCTGGTGAGCGTTCATTCCAAATAGATCAAATAGCATCAACCGAAACAATTGAAGCGCAAAACGTTGGAATGGAATACGGAAACTATTTTGAAATAGATCAGTCATCTGCAAGTCGTGGTTATATTGATCTTAATCTTCAAGTTAAATCAGATATTCAAACAGCATCAAGTCAATCTGCAGGTTCTGTAGCAGTACATAATATAACACCATCGAGAGTTTATATTCATCACGCTGCTTTCACTGGTGCTCAACCACTTTCAAGTGTTACTAAATTAAACGATGCAAGTAATGGTAGTGGTGACTTACCTCTTAAGGTAACTGGATTTGGCGCTCCTATTATTAAAGAAACAAACCGAAAGGCTTTAATCTTTGATACAGGCGTTGATGGTTTATTCGCAACTACAAATACATACATTCCTGTAAGAACGCAAGTAACAGGAACTGCTACATCTGGTACTATTACTATTACAGCAAATCCTGGTGAAGATTTTAATTGCATAAACGATATTTCAGAGATCTTAGTTAATCAGGCTGGTGTTCAACACCCAGTGATTAGTAAAACTGTTCAATTAAATAATTCACAACTTAATATTGTTTGTGATTCAGCTTTAAATGGATCAGTAGAAATATTCTTTAATAAAAGGCTTGTAGGTTCCTCAGGTGGAATTGATCCTTTTAATAAAACAGTTACACTGCCATGTATTAAATCAAATTATACAACATCAGTAAGTAAATACAGTTTAGGTTTCCCTGATGTATTTGGAATCGTTTCTATTATTACTGAAGGAACGGGCCCTGGTGGAATTAATGAAGATTGGACAAACAGTTTCCGATTAAAAACAAATCAAAAAGATACGATGTATGATATATCTTATATAGAATATATTGAAGGTCGACCTAAGCCTGCTAATGGCATTCTTGTTACAACAATGAAGGCATTTAAATTATCGGCTTCAACAGGAAACTATTTCTTTACAATTAACAGTTATCCGAATACGTTAGAAAGATATGAGATTCCTTCTTATACATCTGAGTCAGGTCAAGTTTATAACTTAAGAGATTGTTTCGATTTCAGACCTCATGTAGATAAGATCTCAAATGCAAACTATACAGCAACGATACCTGCACAGGCTCCAACGATTACAACGACAGTAGGAACGCAACCAATAACATTTGCGACTGCTCCTAATCCGTTAATACCTGCTGCACAGCAATCATTACAAACAGATCTTGAACATTACCTATCAAGAATTGATACAATTGCTTGTGATTCTTATGGTGATATTATTTTAATAAAAGGTGAAGAGCAAAAGAACGCAATTCCACCTAAACTTGAAACAGATCAATTAGCAATCGCAAACGTTGAGATTCCAACGTTCCCTGCATTGTCCAAGAAACAATCTGATATTTTAAATAAGTCTGCGTATTCTATTAAGCCAAGAGCAACTGGTATTAAGAATTACACAATGAAAGATATGCATCAATTAGAAAAGAAAATTGATAACATGGCATATTATATTTCATTAAATCAATTAGAATCAGAAACATCGAATATGGTTATTCGTGATGAGAACGGTTTAAATAGATTTAAGAATGGCTTTGTTGTAGATCCTTTTAACAACCTGGAGTTATCAGAAGTACAACATCCACAATTTAATGCTGCTGTACCATTTAATAAAAAGATATTAACTCCTTCGTTGAAAACGTTTGCGTTAGATCTTAAATATGATTCAGCAACAGGTTCTTCAGTATTCCCATCTACCGCTGATGCTAAAGTAGCAACGATTGGAAGAAATAGTAATGTTGATATTATTAATCAGCCTTATGCTTCGAACTTTAGAAACTGTGTAAGTAACTTTTATAAGTATGTAGGTGATGGAGTTATATCTCCACCTTACGATGCTGCTTATGATACAACAGTTAATCCTGCTTCTATTGATATTGATCTAACAACTCCGTTCCAAGAATTCGTTGATGCAATACAAGACTTTGTACCAATGACGGATGTATCAACTTCTCGAAACTTTGTCCGAACAGGAAGACGTGGTGCAGGCGTTGA